CCATCACTGCAGGAGGAACAGGCTGATGGTCTACCGGAACCCAAGAAGCAATCGGAATCTCGTCATACTTCTTACCCTTCATAATCCAAACATCATAAAGAGTAATCAACAAGTCAGACTGGTCAGGATTCCGAGCCTTCCAGTGAGCATGATTCAGCGGAGTGACATCCTGCGAATATAAGTCAGCGCCGCGAGCATATTCAGGAATCCAAGTCCCGCCAACCTTCACCTCACCATTAGCGCCCTCACGCCCAAAGTTGCTCAACATCGCAACATCGTAGCCGTCCTTAATTAGACGCTTCAAAACCTGATTAGTTTGCATACCGTAACCCGTAGGAGCATACGGACTGTTGCTAAACCAAGAAATTGTGCCTTTACCTTTGCCCACAATTGACCTTTCGTAGTATTTATGTATAGACTACAAGTGTCCTTGATAAAAGGCAAATGAAAACCCCCTAGCAGGTCCTACGCCACCTGCTAGGGGGATTCTTTTTCATCTAGTTATTAACTAGCAGCACCCTTGAAGTACTTCACGTGGGAAGTCTGAATCAGGTTGCCGTCTCCACGCCAGGTGTAACGGAAGGTTACCTGGTCGTTAGCGAATGCATAGTCGTTCGAGGTGTCGAGACGGATACCGCCGACCTCACGAACCATGTACGATGCAAGGTCACCGAACAGAACCGAGATAGCGCCGGTTGCAGGAGCAGCCAGGTCAGGGTTCTCGTAAATGTTGTAACCGAGCAGGAGGTCAGTCTTGTCTGCCGACAGGCTTGGCTCGAAGATGTAACGGCCATAGCCGTCCTTCAACTTACGAGCGTTAGCGATGGCCTGACGCGACATCTGGAAACCAGCACCAGGAGCGCGGCGAGCAACAGTGTCCAGGCTGTAAACCAGGTCAATGATGTTGTCAGCAGTGAAAGCGCCCGAAACACCAGTTCCACCAGTGATACCCGAACCAGCAGTGGTAGCCAGACCGTAAGGCTGGGTAGTACCAGTACCGTTGGTCAGAGCAGCGTTAATCGAACCACCAAGACCGACACCAATCTGGTCAGCCAGGAAGCCCTGCAGGTCAACGCCGCTGTCCTCGATGAGTTCACGAGCAACCTGGATGATGCCACCGTACTTCCAAGCCTGAAGGGTCTTGAAGTTGTTGAAGGTTGGGTCACCAGCAGGCAGAGCCGAACCAGCAGCAGTCAGAGTACCAGTCGAGTAGGTTGCGTTCGATGGAATCTGCAGCGGCTCACCGGACGAAGTGCGGAGCATCTTCGAGGTGGACAGCATTGGACCAACGAACTGGGCCTTCATAATAATCTCGTTGTAGAACGAGGTAGGTACAGGCGCACCAGTGGTAGCAGGAGCAAGCGCACGCTGCTCGTGACCGAATACGAGACCGTCACGCTTCTCGCCACGGGCAAGAGCACGAATCTCGTCGTTTACGCTGCGGGTTGCAGCAGGCAGAGCGAAGTTCTCGGCAGCAGCGGCGGCACGCTCTTCGCGCTCAGCCAACTTACGAGCATCTTCAATGAGAGCAGCACGGCGGTCAAGTTCGCTCGAAAGAGTCTGGAACTTCGACTCTTCCTCACCAGTCATACTACGCTTCTCAGCCTCGGCGGTCTCAATGACAGCCTTAGCCTCGTGCCATAGTTTCTGGCGCTCCTCAACCTGTGCCTTCAGAAATTCAGACATGGTTTTCCTTACAAAAGAGATAAATGGATACGCCCGCTCGCGTTGACGCAAAACAGACTATGGTACGCGCTAACGCTGAACCATTAATTTAAGTCTAGTGGGGGTTTTGCAAGAAAATTAGAAAACCCCCGCAGGGGAAAGGCAAAACCTGCGGGGGCGGATAACTCGCTGCAAAAGTGAGGGAAATCAGCGAGTTTCCTCTACATCCACAACTCGAACTTCTTTGGTCGAGGTGGAGGTCTTGGTTTCAGTAGGCTTGGTTGCTACTGAAGCCTCAAGGTCATCCAAGAGTTCCTTAACAACACCAACAGTAGGGTTGCCTGCAAACTCTCGAACAATCTTTACTGCCGATACTACTTCATCAAACGATGCCATGTCAAATCCTCTTAGCCAATAGGTCTAGTTTCTTCTGCTTCAAGTCTAGGATACTTACGGCAGGTTCTTCTTTAATCTCTTCAGTCAACTTGTCCACTACAGACTTCACTAGCGAAGCCTCGTCAGCGGTCAGGTCCTCGCCCTGCTCCAACTTGAAGAGAGAGTCAGCGAGAAGGTTCTGGTCAATGCTGCGAACCGAAGCAGTGGTTGCCTGGTATGCAGGGAAAGCCACGATGGAAACTTCGTGCAAACGAACACTGTTCAAGTGACGGACTGCACCATCATCGCTCCACGAGTCACCCTTAGCAGGGACACTGAAACCGAACGACATGTTCGCTACATCGCCACGCTTCAGAAGAGTAGCAGTGTCACGACCCAACTGAGTGTCAGGCAACTGTGCAATAGCCTTCAAGCCGCGGCTATCCTCAACGAGAGTCAAAGTACCTGCGCGGGTGCTACCAAGCACCTGTCCGGTGTCGTGATTCCACAGCAGTTTAATGTCGTTACGCGCCTGCAGGCTTCGTTTGAAAGCACCAGGAGCAACATATTCGGTAAACTGCCCACCGATAGGCTGCGAAGGACTGTTGAATACCGCGGCGTAGCCTTCAAAGGTCATGCCGTTGCTTCCCTGCACCTCGCGCAGTTCAATGTCAGCGTGAGAAACACGGGTCTCAATCTTCCCATTGCCACGCTCTTCAGGCATAGGAACCTCAGTGATAGGGCTGAAACGCAACGCAATACGCTCCGCAGCCAACTGCCACTTATCCTTAGCCGAATTCTGCTGAATAACAGTAGTTCCATCTGGATTTACATAAGCCGATGGAATTTTTGATTCAATATCGCCAGTAATAGGACCAGCCCCTTCGTCACCTTCGCCAGTAGTGTCACCTTCAGCAATAGCAGTCACATCAATTGCATACAGGTCAGCAAAAGTATCGCCAACGATGCTACGCAACTGCCATTCCCACTTGCTGTGCATATCCTGACGTTCCGCTAGGAAATTCACGATACCTTGTTCTTCTAGTTCGTCAGCGCAAGCCAAAGCATGCACAATACATTCCAGAACGTCCTGATTCGACTGATACAGCGAACGAGCCATCTCTAGCGGGTCGTTAGTATCAGTTGGTTCTGCCTCATTACTTGATTCGATGAAATCCTGTAGGCGGAACGGTGCGTTGAAGCCAAGTTTGCGAATGTTCTCAGCAATAGGGTCAATGCTGCTGTCAGCGTCCTCGTAAATTTCGCCAAAGAACTCGTGGTACTCCGAAAAGTTGATGCCTCGAACGTTCCAGTGGAAACCGTGAGCCATGAACTTGAATACAACCACGTCCCCAAGGAGGTCGGCTAGGCGTAGCGACAAATCCTGCTTAGTTGGGGCGGCCATGTTTGGTTCGGTAGAAATACCCATATCTCGTCTTACTGGTAGTTTCGCTGGGTCAATGGCTTCAATACCGAGACTGGAATACGCCGCACGCGCTCCACCATCGTTATCAATGGCATAAACCACATCATAAAGTTTCAACAGCCTCTCAGCCGTTGCTTTCTTGAACTCAATGCTCTTAGCAGTCGAACCCAAGTCATTCATAATCAGTTGGTCGTAATCTACTCCTAGTTTACTCAACTGTTGTTCGGTGAAGGCTCGGTCCTTGACTAAACGACCCGTTACGAGCAGTTTTGCCATTTCCTGAGCAGCCATCCAGTCGTTTACGTCAGCGATAATGCGTCCGTTGTGGATAAGCGTGTCATCAATGTCGCAGATAAGGGCACGGTTCACGCCAGTAGCGCGCTTCAACTCGCCTCCAGGGTCAATGCCCTCGGCGATACTCAAAGCGACCATGTGGTCAACTGCCTGCTTCTTAGTCTTATGGCAGGTAATGACTTCGCCATCATGCTTGACGGTTGCCCAACCTGCACAATCCTCAGCAGAATTGCTAATGAAATATGGCATTAGTGGTCAATCCTTAGCCAAGATACAGAACAAGTACCAGAATCAGTAACCATGTGGAAAGAATCACCTGGCGGAATGTCAAATTCAATAGTGGTCAATTTATCTAGCAACATTCCATTACCGAAAGTCACATTACCGTTGCCAATATATAGCGTTTTAGTAGTGTCGTTGTTACGAATGTGAATGTGTGACCAGCCGTTGAAGTTACCGTCAACCTGAATAGGTGTAGTACCGATAGTGATTGTTCCGCCGTGAATAGGCATTACTGCACCTCATAAACTGACCCAGGGTCCTCAGGATTAATCTGCGCTACGGACTGTAGAGCATTAGTAGGAACGCCTGTGTGACCGATAGACGGCAGTTCAAGGGCGGCAGCAGCCTCTTCAGGGTTAAAGCCCGAAGCAATCAACTTCTGCAGCATCGAAATCTTCTTTTCCTCAACAACAAGGTCAGCAGCCTTAACGTCCACGTTGGCCAGTGGTACGCGGTACTGGTCTCCGCCGTCAACAGGTGCATCGTCCTCAAGGCGGCGAACATCGTTAATGGATTTCCAACCGCCGTTAGTGGCAATCGAGTAACCCTGCATACGAGTCAGGAAGTCTGCACGGATAAGAGCGTCAAGGTTGAACTTGATGAAAGCCTGGTTAGGTAGCAGTTCCGAGTACGCACGTTCAATTTTCTCGACGATAGGGCGGAGAGCGTGAGTAGTGAAGTCAATAGCCAATTGTTCAACCGAGGCGCGAGCCTGCGAACCATTAGTGATGCCGAGCATGTGTGGTGGAATCTGTAGAACACGGCAAACATCAAGCACAGCGTATTCACGAGACTGCAAGAACTGGTTAGCGTCATTAGGAGTGCTGGTCTGGACGTACTTAGCGCCACCGCCAAGGATTCCAGTCTTGTGAGCCTGACGGTAACCCTTGTGACGTGAATCGAAGCCCTCTACGAGCGCCTTAGCCTGCTCCTTGGACAAGTTGCCAGGGTATTCGATGATGCCGGAAGTCTGTACACCGCCACCGAAGAAGCGAGCAGCGAACGATTCAAGGGCGATAGCGAGACCGAAGTTCTCCTTCAGGGCATCTACACGGCCCTTACCCTTGACTGCCCCAGGCATCAACATATCGGTAATGTGGATAACGTCAAGGCTGGTTAGAGGCTTGTTGTCCTCGCCCTGATACTTGAAAATCTTGCGCCCGTTCTTGCCGCGGACAACATCAACCAAAGTAGGGTCCAAAGCGACCAAGTTGACGATATCGCCCGACTTGTCACGGAAAACACGAGTGTACGAGTTGCCCCACACCAAAAGACTGATAACGATTTGCTGCCAATGAGCAGTAGACGCAATATCTAGGTCCGGCTTCATCACCCATTCAGGCTTTGGACGGAAAGCGACTCGTTGACCACTCTTACGGATGTAGCAATCCATAGGGAGAGTCGCAATTGCGTTAGAAATCAGTGAAACACCGCCATAGAAGGCGGAAATAGTCAAAGATGAGTCAGGAGTGACACTCGCGCCCGAATTGGACTGCCAAGCAAGCGAATCGCCTGCACCCCAAATACTTTGGAACGAAATAGCGCGTTCTTCGCCATTATTCACCAGACGATTGAGCATTCTCTACTCTTTCCCAAGCCAAACCGAACAAAACAATGCCGACACCCGCCGAAATGATGCCCAAAGGCATGTAAATCAGCCCTAAACCCAGCGAAAAAATGCTAAATCCGATGATTTGCAGAAGCGTAGCCTTCATACAACCGCCTAAAAAGAATAAAATACTGGTGTCAGTTCTTCTTCAAGTTTACTACTGACTGCGCGGTCAAACCCAATAATGCCTGCAACGGCTGCGTCAATGCGTCTATTGCTGTTTCGGTTCTCTTTAACGATACGAACACCCAAATTATCGGTTTTAATGACCGCATTCGACAAATGACGCGCCAAAAGCGGGTTTCCGTCATGCGTAAGGCGCTTTTCCGTCACATAATCATAAAATTTGGCGCAAGCAGTCACCATACGGCGAGCAGAAGTAGAAGGATACTCAACAATAGGAACGCCAGCATCCGCAAGCACTTCCATAGAACGCTGCCAACGATACGGGTCGCAAGCAACCTCTCGGACAGTATAACGAGCACAAAAATCAAGAATAACTGACTCGACTTCTTGAATATTGACACGCCACTCATCGCCAAGGCTCTCATCCTTCTCCCAAGCCTTCACCAAAAAGACGTGAGGCTTATCTTCAGGCTCTTTAGGGATAACAGTACCCACAATTACGGTTGTATCGCCGTTAAAAGAGCCGTCAAAGCCCAAAATGACCTCATCATCGGATGAAATAGCCCTATCGGACGCTAAAGACTCCCACGACCCGCTAGGAAGCCACGACATTTGCGAAGAAACCCACTGATTGCAACGTTTTGTCCGAAATTCCGACTCAGGAGTACGGCGAACCGCTGAAACGAAGTCATCAGCCACACAAATATCGTCAAAACCAGGATTACTACTGCGCCAAGTCTCTTCAAGGCGATGGTCTGCCTCCTGAGCAGCCTCCCACCAAGCCATAAAGAAAGTAGGGTCATCAATTTCTCCACGAGCCACCTTCTGACCATACTGATACAAGTTATAGGCAATCGAATCCTGACCAGTGGAGTCAACTTTCACTCCAGCAGTCGTAATAGCGAAAATACCTGCCGAAATACCGCCACGAGCACCACCCGCAAGCGACATAACATCAAAAAGTTCACGATTAGGCTGTGCATGCAACTCATCGAACAACACAAGTGTCGGCGAAAGACCTTCCTTGCTGAAAGCCTCAGCAGAAAGCACACGATAAACCGAACCCGTAGAAGGAACCTCAATAGCGTCCTTATACAGTTTCACCATCTCACCCAGTTCAGGTTCCGCCTCAACCATAGCCTTCGCCTCACGGAACACGATACGAGCCTGGTCCTTATCCGCTGCACACGAATAAATCTCACCACCACGAGGGCCAGCAAGCAAACTCCACAAACCAATACCCGAAGCCAAGGCACTCTTACCGTTCTTACGCGGAACCCCGACCAAACTCACTCTATGAATGAAACCCTTATCGTTACGGGCAAACACATGACGGAGCAACTCCTCCTGCCACGGACGCAACTCCAAAGGACTACCAGCCTTACCAGCAACAGTATCCTTCGTAATCACACCAAAAGTATTAATAAACTCCGAAACCTCATCACCGACACTCAAACCGAGAGCATCATCGGAAACCGGAGTCAACCAACGCGGAGGCCAACTACTTATCGCGCTTTGCAATCAAAGCCTCCAACTTAGACTGACGCTTAACCTCAGCCAACCCCAAACGAGTACGGTCAGCAGGCGTAAACCCAAGCAACCCCAAATTAGAGGCAATCATGCGCTCCAAATCATTCAACTGCTTAAACATATGCCACTCATCAGGATGCTCCATAATGTACGACTCCAAACGCACCTTACGGTCCAACTGCTCACAAACAAGTTGCAACAACTGCACATCAGTCCGAGACGAAATCCACAACTCACCCTTATTAAACACAGAATCCCACATCATCTGCCCCGCCCAATCCAAAGGACGAATAGGGTCAACACGACCCCCAGGCACAACAACCAACTCGCCCTCCTTCGGCAAAGGACGATTCCCAGGATTACCCAACAAGCGTTTCTGCTCTAAAGGCTTCGGCGGATTCGGCATAACAAACTCCCTCAAACACGGCGTAGAAGTGCTTATTTCAAGCCTACCCCAGAAAATTCTGAACTGCGATGCTATGCGAAAAAGTCGGGGCGGGGTCTCCTGGGGTCAGGGTTGGCGAGAAAATACCCCCCTAGGGGTGTTAAGGGGGGCGGGGT